GCAAGGGTTGCGTTATGTCCCGTAAACTTAGTGTCAACGGCGTCAGTATTGCCCGTCACTTGATTAATAAGCGCGGTGTCAATACGGTCAGCCCACCAGTCGCGGAGAGAGGCAAACGATTCCTCGCGGATAGACCACGGAATACGCTGATCGGTCATTTCACCGTCTGATCTGACGGCGTGCCGAAGATGATTGATGACAGTATCTTGCGTAAAGGTCGTCAATCGTTCTTCATTACCTTCCAGCGTTGCGTCCCCCTCGATGCCATCGCCTGACAAAAGAACACGCAATTGACAACGGACCCTATCACCGGGTCCTTTCATCGTGTCCTCTTTGACGATAAATACGCTGTCCGAACCCGTACCCATGAGCGGCGCCATTACAGTTTCTTTTTCAACTTCACGAAACAGTTTGCGCGACCATAGCTTTACGGTTTCGTTGGCGTTTAGGCCATACGAGGTGTTAGCCATGTGATTAACCTGAAAATGGTTTTATACATTCATCGGACAAAGTCCGGGTTTCAACCATTTCCCGATACGTTCGGAATTAACGAGGGACAAACACGCTTGCCCAGGCGGGGACGATAACGCGGTCAGCGGTGTGGACTGTGGGGGACTGTAACGCAGTCAGCGAAGAGCAACTAGGCTCTCAAAGGATTAGTTCTTTCTGAGTGAATCTTCACAAATTCATCGAACTGAGCATCATTCATATCGTCTATATCCATATCTGTCAAGCCTATTTCTGTTCCACCCCCTGATGTGGCAACAGATCGGTTTGCTGTTTTAAGACTCTCAGTCTTATCATCTGTTTTAGTTTCAGTTTCAACAGGTTCCTTTCCATTGTCGGATACAGCTTCCGGCTTCCATCCATAGCTATTAACGGCTAGATTGTACATAAACTTAGCAGGGTTTTCGCCGCTTGCCTCAAGACTTCTTCCTAGATATATTTGTTCCTCAGTTATTTTTTCCGCGATCTCTTCCTCGGTTATATTTGGATTTAATGCCCTCATTTGTGGAGCATATTGCTGATATTTCATCGCCCGTATATGTTTATAGGCATCTACCGCGTCCGGCTTCTCAGATTGAAGTTCTCTTACCGCATCGGCAAACTTATTAATAACCTGCTGATCTTCCGCCTTTCTCACTACAATAGATTGTTGCTCCTCTTTATATTTCCGTAATTCAGAAACCTCATTCTTCAATACATTAACTTCATGGTCCCTGAAACCATCAGGGTCCACTTCTTGATCTGGTATATCATCGGCTTTTGGTTTTACCGCCGATGTAAATTGATCAAATCTACCCTTTAGTACATTATGTTTTTCAAGCAACTCATTATATTCAGCTAATTTCTCCCTTCGCCTTTGCTGATATACAGAACCCGGTATCCATCCATCTCTTTCTTCTTCTGGCTTTTCTTCCTGTTCAGGCTCGGCTTTTACTTCCGGCTTTTCCTCTTTCTCCCCAGGCTCATCATATTCCGGGTCTTTGGCAGTTTCGGCCCCCTCTATATCACCCTCGCCAACATCCTCCTCCAATTCCTTTATTTCTTCTAGAGTTGGCCCAGATTCGGTGGATTCTTTTCCGTCAAAATCAGCTAGACCCGCCATTATGCATTCCTCTCATTAAAAACTTTCATCTCATATTCCGACATTTTATATGCAATTCGCCGCTCATTAGCTATTTTAATCGCATGTTTTTTGTCACGCGCCCAACAAGTAGTATAAAAATCACCATTATAATTCCGACTCCCCTCCGCGCCGGGATAATCAGGCCAACCAAGTTTACTAGCTGATTTAAACCCGCCTGTCATTCCATGTAATTCAATACACCACGTTTGCAATCGGTTTTTAAAGGCATCACGCACATTATCATTAGTTCCATCCAATTCCCATTCTTCGATTTCTCCGGTAAAATCACGGGCAGATTTGTCGGCCCATGCTATATATTCTTCTGCTTTCTCTTTTGTGCTAAATAGAGCAACAATATGATAATCGCTATAATCTCCAGTTGTAATAACGAAAATCGTTTTACCCGCCATTGTCTTTCCCTTTCGGCTGTTGCCTTGCTTTAGTTAGATTGGCCTGAGCATTAATTACATTAGCCGCGATTTGTGAGGATTTAAGCGCATCTTCCGTCGGATCTTCTAGTGCGTCTGTCTCTTCCTCTACTTTCTCTGTCTTAGCTTTATTTAGCCCGGTCTTGGATATCGTTTCATCTATATCTGCCGCACCCTGCCCCAAAGCCAATTGCTGGGCCGTTTCAGCCATGGGATCAGGCTGACGATTTTGCTGAATCCGCTTGACCATTTCCTCCACTAATCTCGCTGATAGTGGGGTTTCAGGCAGCATCAAATCGATCATACCAGCCGCCACCTCCGGGATGAACTGCAACATATCCGTCATCAACTTTAGATTCAATGCTTTCTGATTTGGGCTATGCGGCGATTCCTCAGCATGTATATCGTATTTAATAGCCCCTGACTGGAATATCAGCGGTATATGCTGTATATATTCCTCTTCTACGATGCGAGCAATACGCTCAGCACCAATCACGTTCTTAATGAAATGAATCAGACTACGGCCCTGGATGATCCTATAATGTCGCAAGGAGTCAAAGAACGGCGCTAGGATGGTCATCCCCGCCTGCTTGCGTTGCGCCTCAAGTATCCCTGGTTGATCCCTGCCCACCAACCCAAGCAATTCCAAATTAATCCCCGTAACCCTTGGAATGATCGTCATGGTGAAATTTAGTATCTCACCCATTGCCTGCGGATAAGGAGCGGGGGTGCGCTCCATTAAGTTGTCTCTAATTGATCCTCCCTTTGCTTGATTTAAGAAAATCATAGCATCGGGTTTGGCGTAATCCGCCTGTGCTTTCTTTGGATTAGTAAATGAATCCTGGAACGCGAATACCCCGCCCTTAGTGTTGGTATTTACCGTATGAAGTATCTGCGAAAACATCTTATTGGCCCACAATTGCGGGTCCATCATCGCATCAACTAATGCAAGCCAAGTATTGTCAGTTCGATTAAGTTCTCCGGTAATACAATGGTCTGTAAAACTACGCGGATCGGCGTTAAGTTGATGATCTACAACATTCTCTCCGTTGAACCATGCCCTATAATATCTCTTCTCTGACCCTAGAGACTCTAATTGTGCTCCTGGGATTTCTTTTCTCGCCTTAGCGGCCTGTTCGGAATTGACGGGTATTGGCTTGGCATCACCAACAGTAAGTAGGAATCTTTTCTCCCAGCGGAAGTAATTGTATTCAAGTATTCTGAATTTCCCAAGTGTCTGATCTAACCCCCTGACAGATTCATCCCCAACGTAATTATCTGGCCGATTCTCTATCTCTACATTACCTTCAAAATCATCACCCGCAGCCGATGAGAATGCGCTCCCAACAAGTTTACTAGACGGATAGTTAGGGAATAAAGACTCAAATTCCTCTTTATCTAGGTCAACTTCGGTGAAGTCATACCTACGATCTATAAGGTTGTGCTTTTTACTCGCAGGGTCCCACCATTTTCGCATAGGGTCAATGGCTGTTATCTTGACCATTCCTTCCGGGTCTTCATCAAACTCTGCCCTGATCTGAGTCCACCCCATTCCACAAATAAGCATATCGCGGAATGCCTCGGATATTTCAAACTCTGCATCCGAAGTATCAAAAATCCATTTAGCGACCTGATTTAATACATCGGAGGTATTTGTATCATTTTTCTCACGAGGAATGTAGCGTAATTCCTGTCGATTACCCTGTTCCATCCCGGTTACGGCTTTGAGGTTCGGAGCGATAAGATTAAACGTGGTGACAGGTCGCTTCTGGCTCTCCAGGAATTGCCTGTCTGCGTCCGGCCATTGATCCCCAGCGACGAACTTAAACTTATCCCTCGCCTTCTCCTTCCATTTCCTCTGGGGAGATTGCTTGGCCTTGAGCCAGCGGGCTTTAGCCTGTTCTAGTAGCTTTGGTTTAGAGAGCATTATCTTCGATATTCACATTTGCCGATGTTAAGCGAGCATAAATAGCTCCACATTCCTCAATTTCGTATTCTCTTTCGCCTGCCGGACCTAGCCGCGTAAAAGGATGGTATTCTCGGCAATAGGTGCAATAAACAACATCCATCACCAAGCCCCCATCCAAGAAACACCTTGCATATCATCCTCTTGCTCTTGCCAGGCATCGTATGCGTGTTCTTCCTTCACTTCTATACCAGCATCGAAGGTAATTATAAAGGCGTCCGCCAAGTCGGGGGATCGAAGCCCCCGCTTTTTCATATCATCTTTGGACTCAACCTTGTATCTACCCTTTTTATCATAGTCGTAGGTCGGAAGGGTCACTTCGCGCAATAATTCAGGATCACCAGCTATCGATCCTGACTCGATCCATTTCCTGGCCCTAAACCATAACTCATCTCGCTTCTGGAAATACCGATCTTCCTCCGCTGCTTTCCGAGCAAAGTTACACCCCCGGACCGGCAATCCCAATCGTCTACATTGGTCTAATACTGACGCCCCTACGCCAATCTCGTCAATCAAAATCTCTGATGGTTTGTCTTCCTTTGAAGAACTTTGATATTCACGGTAGAGAATATCCCCCATCTGGAGCCCATCTTTATTTTTCCACGTTTTAACGGGTTCTGTAATAGTATTAAATCTTCTCTTACACAAAGCCGACCTATCTGCCCCAAATCGGGCCACATCTACCCCCCAAATACACCGATAATTCTGGTCACCGTCGAGAAGGCGTCTAGAGGCCAATTTGGCGGCCTCGAAGGAAATCACAGGGTCACGGTCGTCTTCATCCAAGAACTCCGCGTATATCTCCTGCTGCACGACCTTATTTGGAGCGCCGTCAACTAATTTATCAATTTCGCTGCTATGGATGGTTGGGTTGTCGTAACTCGTCCGATGATAGTCTTTCCAATCAGGTTGGTCTGGGTCCCTGCCCTTTTCTGAAAATTCCTTGAAAAGTCCTAAACCTTTTGGTGTGCCAAGAAACCTAACCCTGCAACCCTCCCCCTCAATGGTCATTGGCGCTAGGGTGTGATTCCATAATTTTTCACCCTTTGCTCCTTTTAAAATAATTCCCGCCTCATTCAGCCACATATAATTGTAGCCAAACCCCTCCAAGTTTTCTGGCTTTTCAGCACTTCCGAAGTGTACTATAGATTTATTTTTGAATGTTAGAACCTTTAATTGCTTGTTCCATTTGCAAAACTCCTTTGGCAATATGGGTTCTAAATGCTCATCATAATATTTTTGGATATTACCTTGAGTTGTATCAACCCAAAGATGCTTTGAGCCTGCCTGAGTAACGCAAAGATCAGCTAAACGATGAAACGCCCCCTTTGTTTTACCCCAACGTCTTCCTGCGTGTAATGTGATGTATCTCGTTTCATCGAAATAGATATCCTTCTGGTCAGGGCTTACCCAAGAGATGGTGAGCTTTAGTTCCATTTTTCAGGCACAAATTGCCATCCCCTTTTTTCCCAATGCTCTATAAAACTTTGAGGGAGTCTTTTCCCATAATCCCTAAATCTAGGTTTCTTCGCCGGAACTACACTAGGAACAGCTACAGCAGCAGCGCCCAATCCCAACATCTTGAATAGATTACGCCTGGTTGTTTTCATATGGAACCACCATAAAAACTTCTTATCCAAGACCCGCAAGAACAATCCTCATATTCAGCAAGACCTGATCTTCCGCTTTCGCAATATCGACTATGATTATCATGCAACCAACGGTTATTTTCCTCTACTTTATTCGGATCGGGGTCATACTGTCGCTCTATCGCCTCATTCTCAAGTCTAAGGTCTATCATCTGGAATCTCCAGCTTTTCGCCGCAGTAAGGGCAGAAAGATAAGTTTCTAATTATGCTGTCAATTTCCCCGATTCTCCACCCTTCATCATCTTCAGTATAATAAAATATAGCTCCCCTAAATTCCGAATCCTCTACATCGCAAATATGAACCGGGCCAGTCATCCACCAACTCCTATCTTAGTTCCACCTTCCTTCAAATACCTCCATAGCCCAACAACCTTATCCTTCCTAGCATACGGAGTGAACGACCTGTGCCCCTCTAGTATGCCCAAACTGTTCACCCTAAACTTAGTCTCCGGGTGCTCACACAAACCCTCTAAATCCATATCGTTCTGATATGCCGGATTGCAGTCATAACAATACCCGTTTACGTCAGGCACCCTAGACACCCTCATAAGAGAGTAATAGTCAGGCCAATCATCCTCAATAAAACATCTCGGAGCGCGAGGTATGTCCTTGGCGAACCTACGCCTTAAAGCGCCCCATCTACCCCCAGCAGCCCTATTCTCATCCCTCCTTAGTAATTCAACGAGAGAGGGCATTAAGAGAAATAACCCGGAGGCTTGTATGCGGGGCCAGTGTAAAATGTGTTCGGATCGTCAAACTTCCATATGGTGGTCGTAATAGGATTAGGCCAGGGAACCGTTGAAGTGGACGGCCATGTTGCTGCTGGTAGTATTGTAATTTGAGGAGGATCGCACGTAGAGTCTACAACATTTACCTTCTCCAACTCCGTAATCCTCTTCTCCTTCAACCTAACCAACCTCACCAATTCCCTGATCTGCAACCTCAGCATCTTTTCTGTGTTCATTTTACCACTTACTCATTTTGATGCGTATAGGCACAGGCGCATCGCATATTAAACATTTATAATCTAATAAGTCCTCGATCCATTCCCATGATCTGAAGTGCTTCTCTGGATCAATACACTCACTTAACATAAGGGTAAATAGTCCTCTCCCCAACCTCGCACATTATAGTCCAACTCCATCCCCTAGCAGGACCCATACCTACAGCCCTAGGAGTCTCTGAGATACGCCAGCAGTTGTGGTCTTGAGTGGAATGATGATTAAAAACAAAGAATCCGGCTATTATCAGCAACCATAAAACAACTATTGTGATGATAGTTCGCAAAGTGAAAACCCTCTAAAACCTATACCCGAAAAAAGTCTATATCTGCCTTAAAATACTTCTCAATATGGTCCCTCCCCACCTTATTATACACATCCCTGTAATGCCCCTTATCCCCCTTATTCTTTAGATGCGGTATTCCTGAATATGGAATGTCTATGTGCCTGCACACCACCCTTAAACCACCCTCTA